ACTGGATTAAAAAATACCGCAGTAGAGGTTACCATAGCCAGTTCTATAACATCTGCAATGGCAGCTCAAGTATCTATAGCAGCACAAGGTCACACTGGTAACTACAAAGATAACCTACTTAACATGTTACAATGGAATCAAGGAGCTATAGATCGACATATAAATTATAAAGATCCAGGAGATCCACCTGTTGATATAATAAAAGATAAACAAGAAGCTACTCAAGTAGTGATTGACAATATAGTGAAAGCTTATGAAGAACTAGCAGCGGATAAACAAGGAACTATGAAATCCTTAAATCTAGAAACTTGGGATGATCTTAAAAGTGAAGGTATAACATTATTTACGAGTCTATATCAAGGACATACATTAAATAAGAATATACCTGACCCTACCCCAATACCAGTAACACTAACAGTTAAGATATTAGGTATATCAGGATTAAAAATTGGACAAACATTTAGAATAAATGATCAACCCCTACCTACTAAATATAGTAAGTATGCTTACTTTATTAACGGATTAAATCATGAAATAGGTACAGACAATAGATGGTATACTATTATTAATACTCAATTTTACGCAACACATTTATAAAGAAAAAATGTATATACCTAAATCAAAACAAGAAATTGGCGGTAAGCTAGCAGGAAAATTAATTGACCCTAAAACAGGGTTCAAGTTTCTAGGTAAGTTTATCCGTGACCATTTGGGAAATTTTTTTAAAGGAGACAAAATAGACAAGAATTCACAAAAATTAGAATTCATACCGGATAATACAGAAGATAAATCATCTGGGTTCTACAGTATAAAACCTATACCTTCAGATAAAGATTACGCTAAAGGATCTCTTACAAGGTATTTTGCAAAAGATTCTCGTACAAATAAAGTTGTAGAATTAAATAAAGAATTGTATCTTAAACAAAAGAAAGAGAGTAAACTTTATAGACGAACAATAAAAATAATTTGGTACATAACTGGTAATCCTGAAGATGAGCTTATAAATGGATATATTTACCCAGGTACTAAAGCAAAAAATCAGGATGTTGTTAATCAAGCAGAGAAGTTAATACCCGGTTTAGGAGCTCAAATACTAAAAGACCCAGGACAGTTTGTTCGTAAGTAATTTATTCTTATATTGGAATAAAGGTTATAATAAGTGTTTTATATAGTTGAACAAGAAAGCAAGCTAGAAAACTTGCAACGGTTATCGAAATTAGGGTTGTACGTAGATGTAATATCGTCTAACGACTTATACCACCCTAGACTTACCTCAACAGCAGCAATCTACATTAGACCTATAAACTCAGAACATGGGTACATAGTCCCTATTAATCACGATGAAGGATTTAATGTAACAAAAGAACGTGTCTACGGTATTCTTAATTCTGCAAGTATACTATACACTATAGACAAAAAAAACTTACTATATCACTTTAATCTACAGGGAGCAATAGACTTATCGTTAGTTTATTCAATGGTTAAATACGATAGGTTAGAATATTCAAGAGAAAATAATACTTTAAATTACTTTTATAATAAATTTAGGGACTTTAAAAATATAAATCAACTAATACCCATATCTAAACTTTATGAATCCTGTGAAAAAGTATACGATCAAGTAAAAAAAGTAATAAAGTTTAAATTACCTAAGGGATTTGATTTTTATAATAATACTGCTACTAATGTGTTCTATTTATTAGAGCAATCTGGGATAGGGATTTATTACGAACAATTTAATGAAACTTTTAAACCCCGTAACCCTCTCTATAATACACTAGATAATACAGTATTAACTTCTTATAATCTATACAATGCTACTTCTAGACCTACCAATGCTTTTAATAGCGTTAATTTCGCTGCTATTCCTAAAAGTGAACAACACAGAAAATGTTTTCATCCCACCGGGGATTACTTTGTTGAGCTGGATTTTGATGGTTATCACCTGCGTTTACTTTGTGATCAGATTGAGTACCCACTTTCAAACGAATCAGCCCATACTCAACTAGCTAAAAATTACTTCGGCACAGAAGATATTACAGACGAACAGTACTTAGAGGCAAAACAGATTAATTTTCAGGCAATTTATGGAAAAATACCTGAACAGCACCGTAATTTAGAGATATTTCAAAAAATACAACAGTATATTGACGATATGTGGAACTTCTACAACGATAACGGAGTAGTTTACAATCCTATCTCGGATAAACCCTTTACCAAAGAGTTAAAAGAGATGCATCCAGCTAAATTAATGAATTATATGATGCAAAGCTTGGAAACCGCAAGAAACATTCTTATCTTAAAAGAAGTACTAAGATACTTACAAAATAAAAAAACTAAAGTAGTTTTATACACTTACGATGCTCTTTTATTTGACTTCCATAAAGAAGAAGGTAAAGAAACATTAGAGGACATTAAGAAGATACTTGAATCAGGTGGAAAATACCCCATCAAATTTAAATACTCAAAAGATCTCGTGTTATAGAACATAAAAGATATTTATATATGATTACAAATGTTGCAATTCCATCGTTCGATTATGATATCGAACCAATTTATTTAAACGAAGATATGAGTAACAAATTATTCTGTACCTTTGCTACTGAAAATACACTAGACAGTGTACTTAAGAGATTCAAGAAAGGTATAAGATCATATATAACAAAATTTTTGTTCTTTATTCTAAAAGTCAGGATGAATATATCTGTACATATAATGTAGACTTTGGAAATGTAGGAACGTTTTTAGATAATACTATTTTAGTACACCGTAAAAAGGAATCTAATACACTTTACACTATAAATGCACTTAATACATTAATTAAGGAACTTAATGGAGGTGAATTAGATACAACTTTCCGAATTAACTGGCCAGACTTTAAAAACTGTATCTTACTCACTAAAGGGCCAGAATTAAAAAGAGTAAATACAAAATTATTTAAGATAATAGAGTTGGATAGTTAAATTCTTTTTCTTATATTATAGTAATAAACGTTATATTTTAAAATTAGTTATATGGATTTAAATGCAATCAAGGCTAAACTAGATGCCTTAAACTCTAATGGTCAAGACAGAGAAAAGACTGACTACTCAACAATTTTTTGGAAACCAAGTTTAGGTAAGCAAACTATACGTATTGTACCTTCTGCTTTTGACCCTGCTTTTCCTTTTAAGGAAATGAAGTTTCATTACGGTGTAGGGAAGTACCCAATGGTAGCTTTATCAAACTTTGGTAAACAAGATCCAATCGAGGAGTTCGTAAAAGAACTTAGAAAGACCTCTGATAAAGACAACTGGTCTCTATCTGGAAAACTTAACCCTAAGACAAGAGTATTTGCTCCAGTAGTAGTAAGAGGAGAAGAAGATAAAGGCGTTAGATTATGGGGCTTTGGAGTTACTATCTATAAAGCATTACTTGCTTTAGCAGAAGATGAAGATATCGGAGACTTTACAGACGTAATTAACGGATGGGATATGGTAGTAGAGCAATCTGCTGGGAATCCTTACCCTGAAACTACTGTACGTATTAAACCAAAACAAACTCCTTTATCAGACAATAATGAAATGGTAGACATTTGGTTAAAAACTCAACCAAACCCAACTGAAGTACATAATCAATACGATTATAACTTTATTAAAAAACAATTACAAAATTACTTAAACCCAGGCTCAGGAGATGAAGCAGAAGCTACTGCAAAAGCTGCAGATAGTAATACTGATACTTCTTTACCTGAATCCTTAGGTCAGCAGAAATCTGATTTCGCAACCGAGGCAGCAGTAGATGGGAATAAAGATACAGTTAGCAAATTTGACGACTTATTTAACGAGTAATTATGGCAAAGAAAAAAGAAGTACAAGAGGCCGCGTCTGCGGCAGTCAAGAAAGGATTCAATCTTGGAAATTTTAAGAAGAAAAAAGGCTTTTCTAATGCATCTGTAAAGTTTAAAGAACAAGGATGGATTCCTCTATCTAAAGCTTTTCAAGATATTACTTCTTTACCTGGAATACCTACAGGTCATATCACCTTATTAAGAGGTCATAGTGATACAGGTAAAACTACTGCTTTATTAGAAGCAGCTGTTAATGCACAGAAGCAAGGAATATTACCAGTCCTTATCATATCAGAGATGAAATGGTCATGGGAACATGCAAAAGAAATGGGACTGGAATTTACAGAAGTATTAGATACAGACGGTAAAGTAACAGATTATGAAGGTTTCTTCTTATATGCAGATAGAGGTACATTAAATACCATAGAGGAAGTAGCTGTTCATATGGCTGACTTAATAGATGAACAGACAAAAGGTAACCTACCTCACGACATGTGCTTCTTCTGGGATTCAATTGGATCTATACCTTGTGATTTATCAGTACGTTCTAATAAGAACAATAATGAATGGAACGCAGGAGCTA